GACTTCAGTTGATGATGACTTAGATCAGATTGCCTCTGAGATTGAGGCGGCGTTGTATACCGATTTAACGCGTGGCGGTAATGCAAAGGATACGCGCATTGTCTCTTTTGAGGCTGATTTCTCTGGTGATCCAGACAAGCCGGTTGGGTCTGCGGTGATTAGTGTTGAGATTGACTATGTTACAATCGAAGGTGATGCGGAGACAGCTCAATGATTGAGATGGAGCATGGCGAAACCACCATTAAAGTGATGCCTGATCGGGTTGCTGAGATGGAGCGCAAGGGTTGGAAGATTGCCGGTGAGCAGCCGGTTGAAATTGTTACTTTAGATGAGGAAGAAAGCGATGGCGACTCACACGGGTTCTGAGGGCGTTATTAAGGTTGGTGCGAATACGGTTGCCGAGGTTCGCTCTTATTCAGTTGAGCAGACAGGTGACACCGTAGAGGATACAGTGATGGGTGAAACCGCCCGCACCTTTAAGCCAACACTCACATCGTGGACGGCATCGGCTGATGTCTACTGGGATGAGACCGACACCACTGGCCAGGGCGCATTGACTACGGGTGCTGAGGTTACTTTAGGTATCTATCCAGAGGGTGATACTTCAGGTGACAATTACTACTCAGGCTCGGCGATTGTCACTGGCGTCTCAATCAGCGGCTCTTTTGATGGGATGGTTGAAGCATCTATCTCGCTACAGGGCACTGGCGCATTGACTAATTCTGACGTTGTATAATGTCGATTTTAGATAAGGCCAAGAAGCACTACCGCGCCAAATTAGAGGCTGAGCCGTTGCCCATTGCTATACCTGAATGGGACACGGAAGCCTTTATTAAGCCCGGCATTAATCTTCACCAGCTCGGTGAGATTATGGAGTTAAGCCAGTCTAACAAGACGGCTGAGGCTATGGCGCTGACACTTATCTATCGTCTTATTGATGGCGATGGTAAGCCGCTGTTCCGCAAAGCAGACAGAACGGAACTAATGAAGTCCGTTGATCCAGACGTATTAGCGCGAATTGTGGGTGAGATTAACTCATCTGATCCCAGCGAGGATGACGTCGAGGGAAACTAAAAGCCGACCCTGATCTCCAGTTCCGTTATTTCTTGGCTGAGACATTGGGGAAAACGGTCGGCGAAGTCTGCGAGATGGACGTGCGTGAGTATATGGGCTGGGTTGCGTGGTTCAATTTAAGGAAAGAGATCAATGGCAAGAACGGACTATCGCCTAGACATAACCGCCCAAGATAGTACCGCCAGGGCGTTTGCATCGGTTGGCAGAAACCTTCAAAAGATGCGCGCCAACGTCAATAAGAGTGTTGGCCGAGTTGCCAAGATCGGGTCAGCATTCGCAGTCGCTGGTGCAGCAGCCGGTGCTGCGATGGTCAAGATGCGGATGACCGCGATTGATAACCTTGCCAAGACAGCCGATAAGATAGGCGTCACCACAGAGGCGCTTGTAGGGCTTCAATATGCCGCTGAGTTAACGGGCGTATCAACCAATACCATGAATATGGCCCTACAGAGAATGACGCGTAGGGTCGCTGAGGCAGCTGTAGGCACAGGTGAAGCCAAGGGCGCTTTAGCCGAACTGGGATTGGTTGCAGCCGACCTTCAACGACTGCCGCTTGACGTTCAAATGCAGCAGATAGCCAACGCCATGCAAGGCGTTGAGAATCAGTCTGATCGCGTCCGTTTAGCCATGAAACTCTTTGACTCCGAGGGAGTTGCTTTAGTCAATACGCTTGCACTGGGTGAGACTGGATTGCAGGACATGGCGAGAGAGGCTGAGAAGCTAGGGATTGCGATTAGCCGCGTTGATGCCGCACAGATTGAGGCGGCAAACGACAACGTGACTCGCGCTCAAAGTGCATTTGATGGCTTTGCTAATCAGATCACGGTGGCACTATCTCCAGCCATATCCGAGTTGGCGGCTAATTTTTATCAGGTCGCGTTGGACTCCAATAATGCTGGCAATGTTGGTCAGAGGGTCGCCCAGGCCATGTTTAAGGGCTTTGGCTTTGTGGGTGATGCGATTCTAGGCATCAAGATTGCCATCATGGGCATTCAGTTAGCCTTTGCCAAATATGTCACCTTTTTCCTCGGTGGCATCAAGAAGATCGGCAGTCTCATTGACGCAGTGATTGATAAGTACAACAAGCTGGCTGAGTTCTTTGGTATGGATACCATTGATCTCAACGTTGCTGATAGTGTTCAAGGTTTAGCCGATGCTTTTGGTAATGAGGCTGAGAAAATTAAAGGCCGAATCAGTGACGCACTCAATTCTCCACTACCATCTGAGCGCATCATGGAATGGTTTGATGGCGTTCAGATGAAGGCTAGAGAGACCGCAGAGGTTGTTGCAGCGAATGCACCAGCGGCTGTTATGGCTGACAAGAACCAGGAGGGCGTTGAGAAGCTAACCTATCAACAGCGAATTGAGAAGGAAGGTGCTGCAAAGCTAGCGGAGTTCAACAACAAGACAGCCGTTGGCCAGACGGTGACGGTTTTGGATGAGGCCACAAAGCGATTCCAAGGTATATCCGCAACAAACAAGAAGATATTCGCGGTGCAAAAGGCCATGCAAATTGGTCAAGCCATTATGAATACCTACACGTCGGCATCTCGCACGATGGCTGAGTACCCGTTCCCTGTGAACGTTGCGCTGGCGGCTATGACGGTTGCTAGCGGTATGGCGCAGGTTGCGGCAATTAAGGCGCAGTCGTTTGAAGGCGGTGGCTTTACTGGCTACGGTGCGCGATCAGGTGGTGTTGATGGCAAGGGCGGTATGCCTGCTATTGTGCACCCGAATGAGACGATCATTGACCATACGCGCAATCAGGATATGCCATCTCAAGGGGCCAATATCACCTTTAACATTCAGGCCAACGATGCGCGTGGATTCGATGAGTTACTTATGCGTCGGCGTGGAATGATTACCACGATGGTCAATCAGGCGCTTAATAACCAAGGTAAGAGGCTGGGACGCTAATGGCTGGCACATTCCCTACAGAGCCGGGCTTTCGAAACGTTAGTACGCGAGTGCGAAGCTATAACTTGATGAGCGAGAGCATAACGGGTCGCTTACAGGTGCGATCACTGGGCGCATCTCGGCGCGAGTTTACGGTTGAGTTCCCACCTATGACGAAGGCTGAGTTTGAGCCTATCTATGATTTTCTGTTGCTTCAGGATGGGATGCTAGAGACCTTCAGTATCACCATACCCAATCCAACGACGGTATCTGGCGAGGAAACTGTAACCGTTCGGCTCGCTAATGACGTGCAGGAGTTCGACAAAGGCGTTAACTCTCTATACTCATTTGAGGTTGATCTGATTGAGGAAATAGCGTGACGCGTGGCCTCAGTTCAACGATCACTACGGCTCTCGCTAGTAATGGCTTTAGGCTTGCGACGTTGGTTGAGATCAACGTGGGATCATCGACGTTCTATCTCACTGATTACGGTGTATCGCTAACCGATACGGATGCGCGCCCATACACTCATGGCGCTGACATCATTGAGATTGATGGCGTAACAGAGAGCGGCGCATTAAAGGTTAACTCATTCACCTTGACGTTGACGGGTGCAGATAAGACCTATATTTCTGCGTTCCTTCAAAATGACTACATTGACAAGCGAGTGCTCATCAAGCGCGCTATTGTGGATGCCACTGATACGGTCACGGCATCGTTTGTATTCTTTGATGGTCGCATTGTCACTTATCAGGTTCAGGACAATGACCAGTCAAGTGAGATTAGCCTTGATATAGCGAGCCACTGGGCCGACTTCGAGAAGATCAAGAATCGGCGTACCAATCTCAACTCGCAGCAGGTGTACTTTCCTAGTGACATGGGCTTTCAGTACGCAAGCAAAATAACCAAGGATTTGCGGTGGGGTCGTAAGGGATGATATTTGGTGTAATTGCTGCGGGTATTGCAATACTTTCTGGTGCTCTATCCTATAAAGCCGCAAAGGACGCTCAAAAGCAGGCTAAAAAGGCCGCTGAGTCGATGGCTGGGGTTCTGGTTAACAAAGAATCCAACATCGAGCCTTTACCCGTTATCTACGGTGAGCGACGTGTAGGCGGCACTCGCGTATTCGTACACACCCAAGGTGGGAAGAAAAACGAATATTTATACATTGCACTTGCACTGTGTGAGGGCGAGGTTGAGTCCATCTCCGATATTGAGATTGACGATTATCCTATTACCGATCCACGCTTTGAGACGCTAACGGTAACGCCAGGGACGTATGGCGAGATCATCACCAGCTCACTGTTAAGCATCCAGACCTTTAATGGGTCGGACGCTCAGACGGCGAGCAGCATTCTCTCCGAGACCAGCAAGTGGGATTCAACGCACCAGTTGAACGGTGTGGCTTATATTGCCATTCGCCTGAAGTGGGATGAGGACGTATTCTCAGGGATTCCAGACATCACAGCGGTGGTTAAGGGTCGCAAGGTTTACGATCCAAGGACTGATACGACTGCGTGGAGCAATAATCCGGCACTTTGCATTCGGGACTACTTGACCGATGAGCGTTACGGCAAGGGTCTACCAGAGACAGCCATTAACGACACTCTATTTGGTGATGCAGCCTATGATATTGAGTCGTTCATTGTTACGCCCTATTCGGGCGGCTCTAATTTACAGATATTCCAGTGCAATGCTGTCTTAGATACTGGGGAGGAGATATTCCGCAACGTCGAGCGTCTATTGCTTGGCTGTCGTGGTTTTTTACCCTATTCAGATGGTCAGTATGGTCTAGTTATAGATCAATCAAAGACATCATCGCTCACCATTGATGCCGAAAAGATCATCGGTGGCATCTCCATTCAGGGCGAAGAAAAGAAAGAGAAGTTTAACCGTGTTCTGGTTCAATTCCCCAATCCCAGCACTGATTGGCAACCGGATCAGGCGATTTGGCCGGATGCTGGATCGGCAGAGGAAACTCAGTTCTTGTCCGAGGATGGGGACACGCTGTTAGTTGACGAGATTGACATCGAGACGATCACCAACTACTACGCAGCACGAGACTTTGCGCGGATATTTTGCTTGCGTTCTAGGAATGCACTGCGATGCTCTTTGCAAGTCACATCGGAGGCCATCAATCTAGTTGTTGGCGATGTTGTAAGCGTTACTCATCCCACTCCAGGTTGGACAGCGAAGCCATTCCAGGTTGAGGAAATGATGCTCAACTATGACGGCACGGTTGCGCTTAATCTCATTGAGTATGATTCAACCATCTATGCCTATGATGCTTCATCGGAAGAAACAACATACCCTGATACCGACCTGCCTGATCCGCTAACGGTTGAATCACCCACTGTACTGATTGTTGTGCCTGGGGCTGAGGTGCTAGAGGACGGCAGCATTAACGCTTATGTGTCTCTTGCGTGGACGGCTAGCGATGATGCTTTAGTCAATCGCTATGATGTCGTTGTATTTTCCGATGGTGGTGATGAAAACTATTATTTAAGCGTTGATGGCACTACAGCGCGAGTTAACGGGCTGGTTGCAGGCAATGATTACACGGTCAATGTTAGGGCGATCAATTCGGCAGGCAATCGGTCTGGGGCGCTGTCAGATACGTTCACGGCGGTGGGTGATTCAGTTGCGCCAGGCGTTCCCACTGGCATCTCGGTGCAAGGTAACTTTAAGTCCATAGATTTATTCTGGACTAATGCCACAGACTCCGATCTATCCTATGTCGAGGTAAAAGAGTCCACCACTGAGGTAGAGGGCGATGCAGTTGTCATCGGGAAGTCTGGTGGTGATTCATTCCGTGTTTCATTCTCGAACGGTGAGTTCACGCGTTACTACTGGCTGAGATCAGTTGATACATCTGGCAATCCTAGTGCGTGGGTGAGTGCTGGCGTTGGTACGACGATCTTGTTGGGCGTTGGTGACTTTGCCGATGGTGTGATTGATTTTGACTTTATTGATGGCGACTTTCAGACGCTTCTCAATGGGTTTGAAACGTCGATTACCAATTTGAACGTTCAGAAAGCCGATCAAACCGATGTTACTGGCATCATCAATGAGCAGCAGCAGATAGGAGACACGTTAGACACTGTTGCAGAGCGTATGTTGGGCTTGGCAACGACTCAATCTGAGACGCTAGGGAAGATCAGTGACGCGGGTATCACAGTCGATCCATCAACGGGTGCTGTAACGATCCAAGCCGTTGAGACACTGAGGACTGAGGTGGATACACGGGTCAATCAGGTTGAGATTGATCTTGATGCGGCAGAGGCATCCATTGAGCTGAAGGCCAGTGTCACCTACGTTAACGATCAGATTGCAGCGGCTGTACTCGATTCCGCAGATTTGGCGTCTCTTGAGGCGCTACAGGCTCAAGTGAACCAAGCCGAGATTGATATTGATGGCAATACCGCGTCCATCTTATTGAAGGCTGACCAGACCACGCTTGATAACTTGGATGTCCGCGTTACCAGTGCTGAGATTGACATTGACGGCTTGCAGGCATCAATCACCTTAAAGGCCAATACAACTGATCTAACCAACGTTGAAGATCGAGTTACTACAGCGGAGATTCAACTGAATGCCTTAGATGCTGCGAGCATCCAGCAGACAGTGGTCGATACCATTACGTTGAGGCGCGATCTTGACTTGAGCGCAGTCAATAGCCTTCAGGACTTACTCACTCAATACAACACGCGTGAGGCGCTGAGGACTGACATCGCTTTTGCGCGTGAGACTTTAACGGCGGACGTTACTGATAACCGCGAATCTATCGCTCAGTCTAGGACGGAGCTGTTAGCCGCCATTGATGACAACACGGCGGCTATTGTTCAAGAGCAGACAACACGGGCATCTGAGGATGCCGCAATATCCACTGAGATCGTACAGTTGGATTCACGCCTAACAACGGCTGAGGGCGATATAACCGGCAATGCAACGGCTGTCACTAACCTTGATGCGAGAGTGACAACGGCTGAGGGTGAGATCACATCACAATCCAGTCAGATCACTCAGTTGCAGTCCGACCTGTCTGGCGTATCAAGTGATGTGAGTGGTAATGCCGCTGCTATAACGTCTCTCACAACGCGAGTAACGGCCGCAGAGGGCGAGATCACTGTACAAGCGAGTGACATTACTAGCTTGGAGTCTAGCCTAACGACTACCGATGGGAATGTTGCAGGCAACGCAACCGCGATCACTGGATTAGATACTAGGGTTACTGCCGCAGAGGGCGACATAACCGCTCAAGCGAGCGATATTACTAGCCTGCAATCCAGTTTAACGACCACCAATACAAATGTGTCGGGTAATGCCACTGCTATTAGCGGGTTAGATACTAGGGTCACTGCGGCTGAGAGCGACATAACCGCTCAAGCATCATTAATTACAAGCCTCAGCACTACAGTCGGGACTAACACAACGTCCATCACTTCAGCTCAGACCAGCATTGATGGTATTGAGGCGCAGTATTCAGTCAGCATTGATAACAACGGCCATGTATCGGGTTATGCGCTTATATCGGAAGGATTAGGGCAAGGTGATGTCCCTACGTCTGCCTTTATCATCAACGCCGATCAGTTTGCCATCGGTGGTACGGGGACGGCATCCGACTCTTATCCTTTTGTTGTCTATCCATCGGGGGCAACGGTCAATGGCGTTGCGATTCCTGCCGGTGCATACATTGATAGTGCGTTCATCAATTATTTAAGTGCGACAGAGATTAAGTCTGGGGTGCTTAATTTAGGCAACCAGTCTGGCATGGCTGTTCGCCAGGGCAAGGCTTCTTACACGACCGCTGGGACGGGATTTTGGCTGGGCAACGATGGTGGTGTGCCCAAATTCATCATCGGCAGTGGTAATGACTACTTTGCTGTCAATGGTGGCTCGATCTCAGCTAGGGGCATCACTATCCTGGATTCAGCGGGTGGCACTGTCTTTGATGCGAATGAGGTTGACGGCGCATATATCAAAGATGCCACGATTGATACGGCACAGATTGCAGCCGCAGCTATTACTGAGGCAAAGATTGACGATCTATCTGTTAGCACGTTAAAGATACAAAACAATGCTGTCACAATTCCCCAAGCCGCATCTGGTAATGGGGATATATCTAAAAGCATCACCTATCCTTTAGGCTCCAAGCCCAATGCGATATTGGTTACTGCTTATTGCATGGTATCTATTGGCGGACTGTCCAACAACTACTACACGGCGAGCATTACTGTGAGCTGCGGGTCAAAGTCTAAGACGGAATCCGTTATCGGTCAGCAGGGGTCAAAGGTTACTTTAATGCTGACTATTCTTATTGACGAAGATGACATGGGATCAACAAGTTCTACCATCTACCTGACAACGGGTGGCGGGACATTCATCAACTACGGATCGTCTGCAATGCTAATACTTGGGGCAAAAAAATGAAAACTTTGCTGCTTCACGACTCAGAGGGAAGGGTTGTGCAGAAGAATTCAGGCTCACTTGATAGCCTTATTATGGACTTGGATTTATCCGAGTACGATGGCGTATTCAGCGATCAAGATCACAACATTGATGATGTTTACATCAAGAATGGTGAGATACGCAGCAAGGGCGACAGGCCATCTGACAGCTATGTTTTCAATTACTCAACTGAGCAATGGGAACTTGACCTAAATATAGCTAAAGACAATAAGTGGGCAGAGATCAAGGCGGCTAGAGAGGCGCAGGAGTTCGGTTCGTTCACTTGGAATACCTATGCATTCCAGTGTGATGAAGTCTCTCAGAGACGCATACAGGGCGCTGTACAGCTCGCTGTATTGGATGAGTCATTCTCTATTGACTGGACGCTTATGGACAATTCAGTGGTCACTCTGAGTGCTCAAGACATGATTAGCGTGGGCATGGCTTTAAGTATTCACGTCAACGGTGGTCATGTAAAATCAAGGGCATTGAGAGATCAGATTGATGCCGCGACAAGCGAAGCCGAGATCGACGGCATAAATTGGTGAGGATAAGACATGGCATGGTATGACACAGGCACGGTTGCAGTTACTAACGGCTCGACAACCGTTACAGGCACTGGAACAGACTTCTTAGTTGGCGCTCAGATTGGCGAGGCATTCTATGGGCCGGACGATACTCTCTATGAGATAGC